AAAGATAACTCACCACCCTCGTAATCGTTGTTTAGAAGAATCGAAACACCTATCTTTCTATTAGCAGAGATACCTTCTGCTCCCATATCAATGTGCCAACCATAACCATTGGAAGGTGCTTGATACTTCATGACCTGAGCTTTCTCGATGCCATCAAGTTTATATTTAAAGTGTTCGTTTATCTTGAGTGCAACTGATTGTAAGATTTTATAGAGTTCTTCTTCTTCAGATTCAATGTAGTAGACATCGACATCACGATAGTCTTTGTTAGAAACTTTCTTCTTGGTTTTAAAAACCTTACCTTTCTTGGGTTTGACCTTCTTGGTTATATCTAAAAACTTCTCGACATCAACTTGGGTAAGGGAAAAGCCACCATGTAACCCATGTTTGGGTGTCGACAGATCAGACATCTTTATTTTCTGCCAAACAACCCACTGTTTCCAAGATTACTTTTGCTAATTTTTCCACCACTAGATGCCATTTTGACTGATTTCTTAGGCACAGGCTTGGCAGTCTTAGCGGCTTGTACAAAAGCATCAGAGCTAGGTGCTCCTTTACTTCCTACACTTCGCATCCTTTCGCCTGAACCTTTTTTAATTCTTTCTTTTTTAGCATGTATGTTTGCATACAAACCGGGTTTCTTTGTTTGTTTTGCCATTTGTGACCTCGTTATTGCCATTAGTTATTCCAATAAGTTTTTGCTTTCTTCTTGGATGTATTTTTTAACTCACCATAATGAAACAGCTTTTGACTTGTTTTAGTATGTGACTTACCACTATGCAAAGAGCCATCGCCCATTTTATGCATACCACCCTTGTGTAGGGTACCATCTTTTTTGTAATGATTTACACCTTTCATAATATTACCATTTTACTTTGTTAGCCCAATAAGCCGCTGACATTACACCTCTTGCAATGTTCTTGCCATGCCTAGCTTTAAAACTTTTCCTTCTAGCTTTTTGTTTAGCTGACTCACCTGCTTTAGGCTTGCCTGCTGTTGTTACACCTTGTTGACCAAAACGAATGGTTTTAATTTTGTCACCTGACTTAGCTACCACCACATGTGATTTGGTTTTATGACTAGGAGTTCGTTTAGGTTTATTAAAACCACTAACGCCTGCTCTAGCTATTCTTGGGTCTTTATCTGCCATTCATGTCCTCATAAATATTCCAATTTAACTTTAACACATCTAACCATTCTGCCAATGGCAAGACTGCAATCTTTTGATTGTCCTTCTCCCAGTCAGGATTGATGGCATGTAAAGGAACGCACACACGAATAGGCACACGATTGAATTTGTAAATGAGCACAGGTATATCACCTTTGGCTGACTCGCATACTTGTCGCCACCAATCTGATTTTATCCAAGTGCCTTCTTTGTAAGACTTGCACTCGACAGCATGGAATGGGATAGGCACATCACACTGACCTGCCTCTTGGTATTGATCGAGGTTTCGTTTGCAAGAGTAGTCCAAACCATTGTCTTGAAAAAATTGATTCAGGATGTTGACTACCTCTCTTTCAAAAGAGGCACCTTTGTTTCTTGAATTGACCATGGTAAAAATTATATCACTGGATCAAAGTCATGTGTAATTTTTTGCACAAAGTCAAATTTACTAGATTGGGTCATGTATACAAAGTTGCACAAATTTACACAATGTGTTATAATACATTTGGGTCAAGGTTTTATAAGAATATGGAATCGCCCAATTTTCATAAGGGAAAGCAAATGAAAATAATAAAAAACACTTCTAGTTTTGATACTGGAAAGTTAAGGTCCTTGTTTAGTTTTATACATAAACAAGTGGCTCAGGATGAGGGGAGACTCTCGTATTGGAAAACCTTAAATGTTCAAGTCCAAAGCAAAACCACTTCTTCTTACAGTGGTCAAGCTTACTTGGGTAAATGGGGTAGTGGGTGGGATATGTTCTTGTCTATATCAGATGAGATTAGTATTGACTCATTAAGTCAACTGTTCGCTCACGAACCAATCCACAACCATAGACATAACAACCATCAACATCCAAGGCATCCAGTTGAGCGAAAAACAAAGCACTGATGTCAAAAAGCAAACTTGGAAAAGTCTAGGGTTGCGATTGAACAACCCAAGGTGAAGAAGCGAATCAACAAAGTGGCTCAAAGGTATGAGCGAATGTTGAAACGACAAAAGGCTTGGAGCAAGAAACTCAAACTTGCCAATACCAATGTTGCCAAGGTCGAGAAAGAGATTCGACAGTATGAGCGAGTTCACTCTGAGGAGAAACGAACGACCAAGTATCTTGATCCACTTCCAGTCAGGGAGCCAAAGGAAAAGATTAACTGGGAAGTCAAAGTGAGGGAATGGGCAAAAGCGAATGATGAGTACATCCATGAAGAAAGATACTGGGATGGTGAAATGCACCACCTCAGAAAGGTATGTTTGTATTGATGACAACCCACCTGATGATCATGACCAGTGAGCAAGAAACAAGACTTGGCAACAGTGGTGGTATTTAATTCAAGAAGGCTTGGAGTTAAAGAAGCAAGGCAAGTTGGATGACTGGTCGATGAACTACTGATCCTGAACCAAAGAAAAGACCCTCTGCAATGGAGGGTTTTTTTTGTGCAAAATTTTACACAAATTTTTTTGCAAAATTTTTTTTGATATTTTTTTTCGTTGAGTTTTTTTGGTGATTCAGTGTACCTAACTTAGCTATAACTATAAGCCCACGAGCCGATCTGCATTTGGGGGTGTAGGGGTCCATCGTTTTATTGATCCTAGGTAAACGCCCATTCCAATAGGGTTCCTTTGGATCGCTTGGCTCAGGCTGTGACACCTATGCACACAGATGTGCAAATCATTACACAAAGGAATACATAAGAATACAGGCGTAAGTCTTTGATCTGTCGTGCTTTTTTGGTCAGGTCGGATTTTCTCAGAGATTTAAAAAAGAAACAAAGAGGTCGCTAATACTTAGTTAGGATGCTATAAGTCCTTGGGCGAGTAAGTATCGCTGTCGCCACCTAAGAGCTTGGCTATGCGTTCCTTGATATCCTCCCTAGACATGGAGTCAAGGTTAGCATTAATGTTCAGGGATTGAGTCTTATGAACCGACAGACCTGCCAGTTGATTTAGCTCCTTGATAGCAGACACAGCGGCATTGAGTTGACCTGACTCAAACGCTTCTTCAGTGATCTTCCACAACATCGTGCCAGTCTTTTGTGGTGTGATTGCATACTTCTCAGCTAACTCATCTTGTTTGATCCTGATAGCTTTGGTGACATGAGGTTGGTCTTTACCATTGAGCATCTTGTTAGCGGCTACTGCAGGAAACTCATACCCTGCTCGTCTCGCCGCTTCTGTTTGTGAACAAGAACCTTCAGTGTAATGCCAAACAAATGCGTTCTGCATTTCAGTTAGGTTTAGCTCAGGGTCTTTCTCAAATTGCTTTGGAGCTTTGCTAATTGGCTTCTTGTCTTTGTTTGGCTTGCCCATTTAATATATCTTCTTCACCTCGTAGTTAAATTCAACCACGCTACTGAACTCATAAGACTGACCATTGATGTCTGTGCCTGACAGATACTTGTTGTTGATCTTCTTAATCTTCTTGAGTGAAACCATGATGTGAGACTTACCATTGGGAAATTGTTTGTTGTCATCAAGGTAGATAGTAACATCGTATTGTTCTTTGGTGATCTTGTTGAACCACTGAGTTAATTTACTGGCAATGGACATTACTTTATTCCTTTGTAGATTGTTTCATCTTTCTTTCTACGATCTGTAAAGACTTTAACTTGCTTGCCACCAGTCAGTGTGTGAATCCAATTGTCTTCACCAATCGTGTGCATAAGACTTACAGTTTTATTCTTCTGCTTTTCTTCTGCTATTTCCTGTCGCCTATCGTCTACTATTTTATTATTCTCAGTCATTCTATCTACTCCTTGGCTCACGCCATATTTAAAATCTATCAGTGTACAGTGCACAGTGTATAGCTACCTCCACTACCCCTGACATATACCTCGCATAAACGCCCTTTTGTGCTGTTATGTACTATATATATATTATCTCTTATATAGTATATACCTAACACTACCTATAGGCTTTAGCCCTTATTCTATATAGGTTTCTTCACAGGGTGTCATTTGCTTCACTATACCCTGTTTGCCACACTATACCCTTAACCATTATCGTTTTATACATAAAAGTATAAATCATTATAAATCACCACTTCAGTCACTATACCCTTATTTGCCTTCGTTCTTCAAAAAGAATAGTCGCACACAGTACTTCCTAAACAATGCCAGTGATGTGAAAACCACTGTCTGTGTCAGGGCAGTTGCACCCACTGTGAACTCCAAGTTTGTCGTGAAGGTCAGGACAGTAAACGCTATTGGAAAGGATATGATTAGTCCAATCCCTACATCTACGATGGTCTCCTTTGCAACTTTACTGTTAATCATTAATGCAACGCCTCTTCGCCTTCGTCATCTTTAGCATTGGCGAGTGGTGTGGTGACGATCACTTGTGCATCACAGTCAGGACAGTGCAAATTAGTTTCCAACATAAACTGACCATCCTCATCTACGATGTTGTTGTCTCCACCCCA